AGGATGCGTCTCTATGACCTCTCTATCACCCCACAGAACCCCAAGACACCAGACTTTAAGGTTTCTACTATAGAATACCAAGTTGAGTCAGGAACGGACTGGGGACGTCTAGGTGATACTGATGATTATTTCTGGGAGACACCTTCTGAGAAGAATCAACCAAGCGGGAATGTGGAATTCCTAGCATAAGTTCCGCGACAATTACGCGGACATAAATATGAGTGGGATGGTAACCCCAATAAAAGTTCTATTAACCCTTTTACTGGAGAACCATGGTGATTAAAGTAGACAAATCGGAAGAGTTCATTAGCAGTGGACGTAGACTCATCACAGAATATGATTCTGAAGGACTTTTGAAGAAGATTAAGAAGAATGATGATAGGGAGTTGTGGGAGATGGAAAATAAGAAACAAATGTTAAGTGAGCAAGAGTGGACGGACGGATTCTGCGGTAAGTGATAAATAGAAACAGCCTATTGCTGTGTCTAAATGCCTACCTTCCAGACATTCAAGGACTTGAGTGTTACGTTTAAAAAACATCCTGTTACCGATGACTTGGTAGCGGTGAAGGATAAGGCTGCGATCGTGCAAGCAATTACTGCTTTACTTCTTACTAGGAGAGGTGAACGTCCGTTTCAACCAAAACTAGGATGTGATGTCCAGAGGGTCTTATTTGAACCTATGGACTACGCTGCTGCTGCACTGATCAAAAAAGAAATTTCTGATACTCTTGGTCGTTATGAACCACGAATTTCTGTTAAGAATATTGTCTGTGAACCAGATTTTAATAATAATGGATATGAGGTTGAACTTCTGTTTAAGATTGTAGGAAGAGAAGACACACCAGTAGCAGTAGAGTTCTTCTTAGATCGTACACGATAATGCCTTATACTCAAGTTGCCAATTTAGATTTTGAAGACATCAAATCATCTCTCAAAGAGTACTTGAGAGCACAGTCGGATTTTACTGATTACGATTTTGATGGATCAGCATTATCTACCTTAATTGATACTCTCGCCTATAACACCTACTACACGGCGTTTAACACCAACATGGTAGTCAATGAACTATTCATTGATTCTGCTACCTTGAGAGACAATGTGGTGGCGATTGCGAAGCAACTAGGGTACAGACCTAAGAGTGCTACATCTCCTACTGGTTATGTTTCTTTTAATGTAACTTACACTAACCCAACAACTGATACAGAACTCCTTTTAAAGAAAGGAACAGGATTTATTGCTTCTTACGATAATAACATTTACAATTATGTTGTATTAGATGATGTAAAAGCACAGGTTATAAATGATGTTGCAACATTTACTAATGTTGAAGTAAGAGAAGGAACACAAATTGTCAGTACATTTACCGTTAGTTCCTCATTAAAGAGTCAAAGGTTTATTCTTGATAATAGAAATATTGATACAAACACAATTAGAGTAAAGGTATTTCCTACTGGAGGAAGTTTCAGTGAACCATACCTTGTAGCAGATAACATTCTAGGTGTTGATGGCAACTCAAAAGTCTTCTTCCTTGATGAGATTGAAGATGAGAGATATGAGATTTTAATGGGTGATGGTGTCTTAGGTAAGAAACTAGAGAACAATGCACGTATTGAGGTATCTTACCTAACAACAGCAGGACCTGAAAGTAATGGAGTTCGTACATTTGTCTTCTCTGGTGTCCTAGAGAACCCTAATGGTGTATCTCCTAGCGCATTTGAGACTAACATCACTTCTACTGTTGCTTCTGCGGGCGGTGAAGAGATTGAAAGCACACAAAAGATCAAATACACTGCTCCTAAAGCATATGGCACACAGGAGCGTGCAGTGACCGCTCAGGACTATGAGGCAATTGTACGTCAAGTGTATCCTGCAACTAGTGACATCATTATTTTTGGTGGTGAAGACCAAGATCCTCCTCAGTATGGTAAAGTCTTCATTGCATTAAAACCAAAAGATGCTAGTTATCTAACATCATTGACAAAAAACAATATTGTAGGACAGTTAAAGAAATATGTTGTTGCATCTGTAGAACCTCAGTTGATAGATCCTTCTATTCTCTTTGTTGAGATGACTAGTAAGATCTATTACAACAGTTTAATCACAGATCAAACACCAGCACAGATTAGAGACAAAGTTATTGGTGCTGTACAGTCTTATCTTGATACTAGTGATACTGAAAAGTTCAACGGTAAGTTTAGATACAGTAAAATGATTGGTGTGATTGATGATGCAGATAAATCCGTCAATTCTAACTTAACAGAAGTAACGATGAGAAAGGATTTCTATCCCTCTCTCAATTCTACCTTCTATTATGAAGTATGTTTCCAGAATGCATTTGATAGTGACTGTGATGATCCAGTCCTTTCTAGCACTGGGTTTAGAGTCACTGAGTATCCTAATTTTGATGTGTATGTTGAAGATAGGAGTGGCAAAATTGTCCTATATAGACTAGATAGCGTAACTGGTGAAAAGGTTGTCCTTGACAGCGATATTGGCGACATTGATTATGTAAAAGGCGAACTCAAAATGTACAACTTAACTATCATCAAAGGTAGTTTCTTTGACAATCGCATCTCTGTTAGAGTCAAACCACTTTCTAATGATATCAAGGCACTCCGTGAGGTTTATCTTGACGTTGACGTTGCAAATTCCTCGTTCACTGCATACAAAGAGTAAAGTAAATGCCCGCTGTAAAGACTAAGAGAATTTCTACTCTCATTGAAACGCAGCTTCCTGAATTCATCAGTACAGAGTATGAACTTTTTAGTAAGTTCCTTACAAAGTATTATGAACAGCAGGAGGTGCAAGGTGGCACGTTGGATATTATTAACAATATCCAAAAATATGCAGACATAGATTATTATGAAAAGAACTTACTTAAACAGTCTGATGTGTTGGACGTTAGTATCACTGATACTGATGATACAATTGTATTACAAGATGCAACGAGTTTTCCAAAGAGAAATGGATACGTCAGAATAGATGACGAAATTATCTTTTATGAATCACGAACAAGCACAACTTTATCAGGCGCAGTTAGAGGCGTTAGCGGTAACACAACTCTTGGTGATCTTTATGACTCGTCAAGCTACACCAGCACAGATGCATCGCCACATAATGCTGGTCAAAGAGTTTTTAATGTAAGTAACCTTTTTCTATACGCATTAGTAAAGAATTTTGAAAATCAATATCTAGGTTCTTTTCCTGAAAAATATCTCAGAGGAGAGGTAGACAAGAGAACTCTGATTAAGAATATTCAAAAGTTCTACAAAGCAAAAGGAACTACAAGTTCTATTAAGTTTGTATTCAATACTATTGTTGCTAAAGATGCGAGTAACAAACCTGAAGTATACAAACCTAGAGATTTTACATATAAGGCATCTGAGTCTGATTGGATTAATGTATATGCTCTTAAGTGTAAGGTTATATCTGGTAATGTAAATGATCTGATTGGTAAAAAGATTGTTCAGACTGCTACCACTGAGTATGGGTATGCAGATGCTACTGTAGATAATGTGTATGCTGATGGCACATCAGATAATGAACAGATCTATAACATTGTACTTGCACCAGAAACTGTAAATGGTACATTTGCAATCTCAACTAAGACTAAACTTGAGAAACAAGTTGCTGGAACAGATAGCACTGGTGATAGAATTAATGTGTCTTCTACTATTGGTTGGGAGAAGACTGGTTCTATTTTAATTGGAAATGAAACAATTACATTTGATGAGAAAACTGTAACTCAATTTATTATTAAAGATAGACAACCTTCTGGAGCTATTGCATACCCAACAGGAACAGCGGTATACAAACCAGTAACTATTTCAAATTCTAGTGTAACTCTACTTACATTTGGTGTTGTCTATAATTTAAAACCAAAGTCTGCTCAACCATATTCTAGTCCTGGCGATAAGATTCTTGTATCTAGACCTGGTTTTGAAACTGCTGATCCTAAAATTGTACAGACTGGCACTAATCAAACAAGATGGTTACTTAATCAAGGAACTGCACCAGTCATTCCAACATTACCAAGTATTCAAACATCTCTAAGTCAGTTGACTACAGATGTATCATCTATCTTTGCAGATGAGCAATACTATTATATCACATCTTCTTCTTTCCCATCATACAAAATTCTTGACGGATCTACAGTAAGTGAAACTTTACTAGATCAAAGAATTCTTCGTATTATCAGAAAAGAAGCAACTAGAACTACAGAAACATACAAGACTCCAAACAGAGATGTTGGTATCCTTCTAAACGGTGTCCCTGTCTACGGTTTCAGGGATCATGATAGTGTTCGTTTTGGTAAACTAGAAGAAATTAAAATTAACACACAAGGTAGAGGTTATGACAAACCACCTTTTGTATTGATTGATCAAGTTCCCAATAAAGCTAGAGCAGTTTTAAATGGTCAGGTTGTAGAAAGAATTATTGTAGATACTCAAGACGTATTTCCAAAGACTCCAGAGATTACTATTACTTCTGGTAGAAATGCATCTGTGCGTGCTGTGGTAACTGGTGGTAAAGTAACAAGTCTCATCATTGATAATCCTGGTGAATTTTATTCTTCACCTCCACTTGTTAGAATTAGAGATAATGCTGGTAGAGGAAGATTTGCAACTTATAACTCAGTTGTAAACACTGATGGTAAGATTACTGGGTTTGAAAAAATTGATGAAGGTAATTTTTATAATCAGAATACTGTTGTTGTAGACATCATTCCAGTTGGTGAAGATGCAACAGGTATTCCTTTATTGAAAGAGTGGAATTTTAATAGATTTAATAAACTAGAAAATGATCTTGATACAGAGTATGGTTATATTTTTCAAAATTACAACATCTCATTAGAATATGGTTATGGACATGTTGGTAATCCAAAAGCTTTGCGTGTTGCTCTCAATGACAATATCAACAACGCAGGAACTGAACCCGCTACAAAAATTCATTCTCCTATCATTGGATTCGCTTATGACGGTAATCCAATCTACGGTGCATTTGGTTATGAGAATCCATTAGACCCTACTTCTTCCATTGTGAGAATGACATCTAGTTATTCTTTGAATGGAACTCGTAGAGAAGGTCCTTCACTTTCCAAGTATCCTCTTGGATCGTTTAATAATGACTACACGTACACTCACAAGAGTGGCACACTAGACCAAAACAATGGACGATTTTGTATTACCCCAGACTTTCCGCAAGGAACTTATGCTTATTTCATTACTATTGATAGCAATCAAGTACCGCAA